CTCTTATTAAAGAGTTATTTAAAGATAAGGTTCCGGACTCTGACGCCTTTGCGAAAGCTTGGGCTTCATTGCTGGTTAAAAGATTTTATCAAGTAAAGATGAATCCTCATTTGTTGCAACAAACATTTGTACCTAAAAAGTACAATGTTCATCCTGACTTCGGGGCCTTTGGAGTAACCTATTCTGTTGGTCAGCCTATGGGAGCCTTGTCTTCTTGGGCTATGCTAGCATTAACCCATCACGCTATAGTTCAATATGCCTCTTTCAAGGCATATAAAGGGAAACGAGGTTGGTTTGAGGATTATGGTGTATTAGGAGATGATGTGGTAATCATCGGAGCACCTGTTGTGTTAGCCTATCGCCGGATACTCCAAGAAATTGGGGTAAAGGCGGGGTTAGCTAAATCTATTGTCGCCAAGTCTAAGTTTGTCTTAGAGTTTGCAAAGAAATTCTTTGTCGACTCTGGGCAAGCCAATATGCTCCCATTAAAGGAGTGTATTGCGACTCGGTGTTCAACTAGTTTAGTAGTTGAATTTGTGCGAAAGTACGATTTAACTCTCAACGCGATTTTATCGTTTCTCGGGTATGGTTATAAATCTAAAATGAAAGTCTATAAGACTCATTATTTTAAATTAAGAACCAGACTGAGAGTGCTTCTTATTTGATTATCCCATCCTAGTAGTCCTATGGGAAAAGGGTCATACACATCGTGAATAACCCAGATCTCATGGACTGACCATCATATGCCTTCTTATCCTACTTTACTTAAAATGACCCGGTTAACTGAAGAGTTAATGTGGGACAAATTAGATAAAGCTAAAAAGGATTTAAATGGTTATATTAGTACCATTCGAAGTGCAGATGATGTCCTTAATCGGAAAAATCCTATCGAAGTTACTGCATTGGTTTCCTCTGGATCGTCTGACTTGACACTTTCTAAACAGAAGGTGCCTTGAAAGGCTATCCTTAATCCCGATATGTCTTCTTCTCCTTCATTGGAGTATGAATTCTTAACGGAGGGAATGTCCGTGCATAGCTATCGATATCAACAGTTACAGAAGGTTAGCCTCTTCCCAGACTATAATAAATTAAGTCTAGGGTATGCCACACGTAATATGATGATGTGTGACTTCTCTTCACTCCCTTTAACGGAGCAAATTGAAGTTAACTTGAAGTTTCTGTTTGAACCAGATCCGATTAATCCTCATCTACCTGAAAGCTTTTGAGAGGAATCTAAAAAGGCTGATAAACCTTTTAAAGATTTCCTTGAGATTTACCGTATATGGCAACACTTAACAGTGCCCTTATGACAGGAACTGAATGGGGTTGATCCGCTTAAAGTTAAAGCGGCTCCTCCTCAAGAGGTTCAAACCAACACAGACCGGGGTGACTTAGAAGGGTCAGCTACTATATCTGTTACTCAATCAGTTACTCAAAGAGTTTGATATGTTGATAGGTTTTATCAACTTATTAACATTATCACCTGATTGGTAGAATTAGGTATCTTTTGATTAGGATGTTTCATCCTTTTCAATATTGAACCTGATGCAAGTGGATCTGTAATTCCGGAGATTAGTCTGGAATCAGATCCCGTCCCTAGTCAAGATAATGTGAATTATTTTGCTTGGGGATTAATGCTGTTAGGAGGAGCAATCCTCTTAACATCTATGGCCCTATCTATATATTATACCGGGGATATTTCCTCGGCATTTTATAATAGTGGGGTCCCAGAGATTGTTATCTCTAGTGATAGCCTGAACATTCAGACATCATCATTAGGGGTATCAGGCCCACTAACGCTGAGTGAGTATGAAGTTCTACAAAGGACTTTAGAAAACAAAGCGCTATTGGATAACCTTTCGATCTCTCCAATTGGAGATCTTTGGGT